TCGCTACTAAATCTAGTACTCAATCCAGCACAGCACTAACACAAAACGCAGAACGTGGTGCATCAACAGACTTGATTGCTACAAACTTACATACATTCTCAACCGCTGTTATTAATACAGGTTTTTATGATAACCCTGTTAATGCGTCACTTAGTGCTTCTGCTTTAGGACTTACTGTTACAAGATATGGCTCAGTTCTTCATATACAATCTAATGATACTACAGACTTTCAAGTAACAGTAGCTGATTCCCACGGTGGAGATCATTTACTTGTGTTCAAAGATGAAACACCTGACTTTAAGAAGCTGCCTGTTGAGGGGCCAAATAACTTTTTAATTAAAGTATCTGGCGATAACCAGAAAGCACAGGATGATTTCTATGTTAAGTTTGCTGATGGTGTATGGAAAGAAACAGTAGCGCAGAATATCTTAATTGACATTGATGCTGCTACTATGCCACATAAACTTACTAAACAAGCGAATGGTACATTTATCTTTAGTGAGGTATCCTACGAATCACGTAAAGTAGGTGATGATGACACTAATAGCTATCCTTCTTTTATAGGATTTTCCTTAGCTGATATTTTCTTTCACAGAAATAGACTTGGTGTACTAGCTGATGAAAATGTTATCTTCAGTAGGGCAGGTGAGTTTTTAGACTTTGATTTTTTCCGTAAGTCTACACTTACAACTGTGGACAGTGATCCCATTGATGTAGCAGTTTCCTCTAACAAGGTAAACATTCTAAAACATGCTATACCATTTAACAATACACTGCTGTTGTTCTCAGAACTAACACAGTTTAAAGTAACGGCTGATCCTGTACTTACCCCTGAGACTATCAATGTATCTAGCACTACAGAGTTTGAGGCTTCACTGAGAGCCAAGCCAGCGGCTGCTGGTAGATTTGTATACTTTGCTAGTAAGCGTGGTGCGTGGTCAGGGATGTGGGAATACTACGTTGATTCTGACACTGACACTAATGATGCTGCTGAAACTACGTCACACGTACCAGAGTATCTGGATGGTGAAATTAAAAAGATTGAGGCATCGTCTAACGAAGACATGATACTTGTACAGACTACAGGTGAAACTCAAGCAGTCTATGTCTACAGGTACTACTGGAAAGGCAGAGAGAAGCTACAGGCTTCTTGGTCTAAGTGGACGTTTGGTGACGATGTACTGTCTATGTCATTTAACTTGGCTGACATTATGTTACTTGTTAAACGTGGTAATAACTTATTCCTAGAAAAAATTAACCTATCAGTAGATGACGCTACTCAGTATACTACAGGTAAGTTTCCTATTATGCTAGACAGGCGTGTACAGCTAGAGACAAGTGGACTTACTACTGTACCTTATACAGATAGTAACTTGACTTATGTCAATCAACGTGGTAAAGTAATTACAGTAAATAATGTAGCAGCCCTGCTTAGTGCATCAGAAGTAGTCTATGCAGGTATACCCTACACATTTAAGTACCAGTTCTCTGAGCCAGTAATTAAACAAGAAAACAGCCCTATTACAACAGGTCAATTGCAGCTAAGAAACTATGCAGTTGTCTACAATGACACAGGTTTCTTTGACGTTAAGGTAACACCTCTAAAACGTGCTACTTATACTCGTAGCTTTACAGGCCGTATTGTTGGTGCTTCTACTAACATCCTAAACCAAGCAGCTATTGATTCAGGTACATACCGCTTTGGTGTTATTGGTAAGTCTAGTGATATTGATGTTGTACTAGAAAGTAGTAGTCACTTCCCTTGTGTATTTCAATCAGCAGAGTATGAAGCTTTCTTTAATCTGCGTTCACGGAGAATGTAATGAAAGTCCATGTGAGAGATAGTGTCCAGTCTGATGTAGACTACCTAGCTTCTAACCTTAGAGAAGAAGACAGACTAGAAGTGCTAGCCTCACATGGTAATATTAAAGAAGCATTACAGGATGGACTAGATGATTCTGAGGAGTGTTACACTATCATAGTAACAGATACAAACGAAATTGCAGGTATGTATGGATTGTGTGAGATGGATGACATGGTAGCAACACCATGGCTATTAACTAGCCCAGCAATACATAAAGTATGGCTACCTTTTCTACGACAATCTAAGCAGTGGGTTGCTGAGGCTAACCTTAGATACCCTGTGCTTACTAATGCCTGTGATGAACGATACCACGTAGCTTTAAAGTGGTTAAGGTTTGTAGGGTTTACTTTTATTAAACGCCATGAAACGTATGGCGAAGGGGATAAACCCTTCTTAGAATGTGTGAGGATATAAAATGGACCCAATGACTATGATGATGATCGGTAGCACTGCTATCGAGTTTCTGGGTGCTAGTTCTAAAGCTAAACAAGATGAAGCACGTTATCTACAAAACCGTGTAAACGCTGCCGCTGCACGTGACCTAAAGATACAATCTCTTAATACACGTATGATCCAAGAAGGTGAAGCAGCATCAGCACAGAAACAAGAATTGTCACTTGAAGCCTTACGAAGACAAGAGAGGGCAGCAGTAGCCGCAGGTGAATCAGGGGTTTCTGGTTCCTCTGTAGACAGAACAGTATCAGAGTTTGAGACTGCACGTTTGCGTGGAGTTACCACAGTCAACGCACAGACAGAAGCCTTACGTAATCAAATTGAATTAGAAAAGATAGGTGCTAGTGCTGAGGCTGTAAATAGAATTAACTCCCTTCCACGTGGACAAGCACCTAACTTTCTAGCCTATGCTGTCAAAGCTGGCGCACAAGCTTATGCTGGTATGAAACAGGCAGAAGCTATGGACCCTAAGAATATTGCAAAACAAATGGTGGACGTACAAACTGAGGTAGGCAAGATAGTACCAACAGTTGTCCCTAGTCTACCTTCAGCATCTAGTATAAGCTGGTCAGGTGGACCTACTATGTCAGCAGCTAGTGGCTTTTTACCAAACTCATTAGGTGCAAATGTACTTAATCAGGGTGGCAATGTCACACTCTTTCAATAAGGATAGATCATGGCTAAACAAAGAGTACAGGTAGCACCTTTACAAGCTACGGCTGCTGTAAGGCCAACGGCTGCACCAGTGGAGACATATACTAGACCTGCTGAGAAACAAGTATCAAACCCTTTAGCTGAGTTTGTTAATGCCATTACACCTGCTATTAAAGCAGATGCTGAAATAAAAAGACAAAGGCAGCAGCAACTAGGCAGAGAAGTACAAGCAGGTATTGCAGAAAAGCAAGCCTTTCAAGCAAAGATTGCTGTAACAGATTTGTTATCTGAGTCAGTAAATCAGTACGAACAAAACAAAGAATTTTACCTTGAAGCTGGACCAGAGAAAATAGCTGCTGATAGACAGTCTTATTTTACAGATTACTTAACAAAGCTTGAAGATGCTGGAACTAACCCAGCTATTATGACAGCAATTAAGCAAGACTTAGAACTAGGTACTGTTAAGTTCTTTTCCGATCCTGCTGCTGGGTATAATCAGGCTAAAGCTACATATGATTTAGATAAGGCAGATGCTGTAGTACTTAATCAAATTACAAAGATTACTACAGACCCTGATATGCCTAGAGAGGCACAGGCACAGTTTATCAACAGCCTTGTCTCAGACTACTTTAAAACAGGTAGAGATAAAAAAGGCTTCAACGATAAGCTTATGGATTTAGCAGACAAGCAGTCTGGTATGCTAGGTGAAACATCCCTAACAGACTGGTTACAGTCACCTGAATCATTAAACCGTTTTGGTGTGGCTGAGTATGCTGATGCAGTAACTCGTATCAAAGGCAACGAAGCTAGTATGGCTAAGAAAAGAGCCAAGGCTGGTGAAGATGCCTACTTTGCAGATACCATAAACCAGCGTTTAGCAAGCTATGTAAAAACAGGACAACAGGGTGATCTAGCTATTGGCACTGAGATGACACATCCAGTGACTGGTACAACAAGAAAGATTACAGCCGAAGATGTACAAACTGCTTACGAAGCTAACAATGCAAAAGAACTAGAAGCAAAGCTAGCAGTAACGCAGGACATTGTGAACGCAGCTAGCCCTGAGTTTAGGCGTGGTGATCCATCAGCTAACCCTGCTGCTGTAGAACAGGCACACTTAGTTAAATCATTTGATGAGTTCTACACACCCTTTCAGGTTATGCCTACACAGTATAAGAACGCAATTAGCAGTGGTGCCTCAGTACTAACTACTTCTACTGGTAATCCAGAAAAGGATATGCAGTTAGCATCACAGGCTTTTGCTGCTTATCGTACTGTAGAGAGTTTATCATCAGGTCTAACTAAGCGTAGTAAGACGTTGAAAGAAGATGACTTACTGCGTATGCGTACCCTAGATATTTTATCTGGTCCTGCTGGTAGAGAGTTTGATCAAGCACTAAATGCAGTGCAGGGTGAACTATATAAAGATGCAGGTTCACGTGTAACTCTTGATAAGATGTTAGACGCAACAGATGATTCATGGTGGTCTGGTTCTAAGTACAACGACATAGAAAACCCAGCAGAAGTATTAGCACAGTTTAAGGATGTTGTACAGGCTTTGGTAAGGGCTGACGGTATGTCTGCTGAAAAAGCTATGGAACTAGCGGCTGGCTATCTTGAAGAAGACTGGCTGGTAGTAGAAAGTACCAACGGTATTAAACGTGCTGTGCCTCTGTTAAACACAGACATCAAGCAGTATGCAGGTCAAGAGAAAGCAGCGGCTGACTATCTGAATGAAGCCATGCTAGTACCTGAGATAAACAGCTTAGTTAGAAGTGTACGTGGCGAGGGTGCTGGCCTTTCTATGAAAGTAAATCCTTCTAACCCTAATGCTGTAGACATCATTATTGAGGCTGAAGACGGTGCTGCACCACCCTTTGTTATTGACACTGTAGCTTTCTCTGAATTAGGTACACTATCTAAAGAGATGATGGTTGAACGTCTACGAGTAGAGGCTAACAGAGAATCAGAGTTTGAAGCCAACAGAGGTGTGTTTACAACTATTGATCTAGCTGAC